TGCGGTCCAGTGTGGTGTAAGTCTGATATCGCAAGAAACACAATGCTGTCGGCTTCCATCACCGCCTTGACCTTTTCCGCCACCGCCAGCGCCTCTGCTTTTACGTAGTCAGGTATATCGGCGTGGTTGATTTTGTCGACACTTACTCCGCTCAGCAGCTCTGCCATAGCATCGATTTTAGTCCCGTCCGGAACCGCCACATTGTTATCAGTTAGATAAGTCTTCAGAGTGCTTTTTGCGCCATTTATGCGCTCAAGGTTTGAGCTTATACTCATATGCAAGCGCCTCCTTAAATCGCTGCAAGAGCTGTTTCAATCGCGTTAGTAAGTGATACTGTGCCGCCCGAGGTTTTGCCTGCGGGTATGGTGTAACTGGTCGTCGTCAAGCCGTCTATCGTCCCTGTCAGAGTACCGTTGTCCGCCATAGTACCCTCAACGACCGAGCCATCGGCGGCGACTATTTTCTTCCCTTCCACGACATCTTCGGCGCCAGCGGTTACGCCGCTAACATCCTGATATTTGGCTGGGATAGCTGCCACAGAGACCTTGCCGAGCACCTTGCCCGCCGTCGGGGTGATATCCTGCGCCGCTTTAGCAGGTGTGGCTGCCTTGTTTTCGAGCACTATGCTCACTGCACCTTTGCCGTTATGTATGCCACCAGGGACAGTGTAAGACTGGTTGTCCTTAGTGGCATCGAGAACCTTTGACACAGCACCGTTATCGGTTAAAGTACCCGTAGCGGTTGTGCCGTCTGCCTTGATAAATACCTCGTTGGCGCGGACATCGCCCTCTTCAGTGGTCGTTGCGCTAACATCCTGATAGTTTTCTGGGATTGCGCCGACTGTGACCGCGGATAAGCCGTAGTAACCTTGGTCAGGAGATATGGACTGTTGCTCTTTGGTCGGCGTTACGGATTTTGTCTGCAAATTATAGTTGCCGCCGCCTGATACACCTTTAACTGTACCACTACCATTGTGATAACCTGCGGGGATAGTGTAGCTCTCGCCCTCTTTGACGCTCGCGTCTACCGCACCCTGATTCTTGATAGCAGCGGCTTTGGTCGCCAACTCGTCAAGCTTGTCCGTGCTTGTGGCAAGCCCCAGACCGACAAGCCATGTCCTTATCTTGTTTCTCGCGTTTTGCAGTCTGGTAATTTCTGTCTGTGTACTCATATTTACCTCCTTATATCGTCGCCAATAGCGCGTTGATGTTTCCGACAGTCGTGTAGACTGCTCCCGATGTTATCGGCTTAGTATTGTCTTGTTCAGCAGCGGTCGCGGTATCGACGGACAGCTTGCCGTTTTCCACCTTTAAACCGTCACCGATAGCATAACCTCCTGCGCCGCCTCCGCCGAGGGCTTTGCCGTCCGGGATAGACACTTTGGCAGAACCTGTTATCATCGGTGCATAGCCGACTATCTCGCCGTCCGCAAAGGCGACAAGCTGCGCTGCCATGTTGCCGGGCTCGGGCACAATATCGCTCGTGATTTTGACCGTCACATAGCCGTCCGTAGGAGTCAACAGCTCGGTTTGCAGATACTCGCCAACCGTCGACTCAAAGTAGACACGATAGCTGTCTGCGCCCTCGAGCTCTTCGGGCACAGGCAAGGCAAGCAGGGTAAAGTTATTTTCCGCTCGATATCCAACGTCATACCCGCGAGGGCGGGCATAATCAACCGTTATTGTTCTTGTCTGCATCTTTTTCCGCCTCCCCATTCTCGCCCTCCGTGGGCGTTTTTTCGAGTTCTGAGAGCATATCGGACAACAGTTCGATTTTGCCGCAGATTTTCGCAAGCTCGACTTTATTGACCTCTATCTGCTGTATCAGCTGCGCGTTGTGTTTCTGCAAGGCTTCGCCCTGCGCCTTGATATCTGCAATTTTCTGTTCGATTTCTGCTTTTGTCATGTCGTCCTCCTTATGATGCGAAAGCGAGTTTTTTCGAGCCTGTTGCATCTGACCAGAATGTTATACCACTTTGAGTAAATGTAAGACGATAAGCGTTGCCGCTCGCGTCCACGAGGCGAACCTCTGCTCTGTCGCTTTTTGCGGCGAACAAATCCGCACGAACATAATTATTTCCGGCTGGCGTGGTGTTCTGAACTCTAACTGTAAACGCCGGAGAGCTTGCCACAATCGAAGCGCCAAAGTTCGTTACGAACTTGTTTTCCCCGTTGTAACCGGTTGCTCGGTACGCGAGATATTCGCCCGGAGATGTTGCGTAACCATATTCATTGACATGTAATGCCCGCCTGATTCGCGTTGTGTCTTTTTCCACGAGCATATAATCGGTGTCCCAGTTGTTCGTCAAACCGCCGACGGCAGGCATCGCCGCGGAAGCGTTCGCGGTTGACGTGCCAAACCTAAAGCCTTTCGAGGACTGCTCGCCGAGCGTAAACTCCGGCGCGGCTATAGTCGCATACCAGTCGCCGCCGAGTGCGGTTTTGTACAGCATCGAGCTGCCAAAGGTCAGATATTTATATCCTGTTCCGGTTCCCGTGCCAGCGCCTTGATATAGGTCAAGCACGCCGCCTGACAGGTCGGCTTTATAGCCGTCGTTGTTTAAGATTGACAGGGTACCGCCGTCAAGGTTTATGTCGCCGCCTGTGATGTTGATGTCGGAGGCTTCGATGTGTCCGGTTTCGAGATTAAAGGAAAATTCGCCGTTTGTGGACTGCATTATTCCGGCGCGGATGATGTTCGCGTTTAGAATGCCCGTGTCGATAAAGTCAGCGACGATGTGACCGTCCTGCGTGACTGCTGTCCTGTATGGTCCGGAGTAGCCGCCGGACGAATGACCAAAGCCGGAAAGGTTAAATCGCCATATGTTTTTGGCGGTCGAGATGTCCGGCTTGTCCATGATTAAAATTTCCTGCGGATTCTGCGACGGATTTAGTCGGACATATCCGCCGCTGTTCCCGGTGATGGCCGCCGTTGCGTCGGCTATCGCCTTTTCATACGCCGCCGTCAAGTCGGACTTCGCCGCGACAAGCTGACCGCGCAGGTCTTTGGTCTCGTTGACCGTCTGTTTTATGACATCGGCAAAATTCGCGCGCGGCGAGCCGAGGTCAATGGATGTGTACCGCTCGCGCAGGACATCATAGACGGTTTTAATTACCTTTGCTTTGATATTGATGTTGAGGTCTTTGTGATAGATCTGCACTGTGTCGCAAAGGCTGACAGACTCGAGCGCGGAAAAGCTCGCGTATTCCGGCGACTGCGACAAGTCCACAAATGACACCGTCATTGACACGGTCGGCGAGTTGATATCATTTGCCGCCGCGTATGCCGCCACCGCCGAGTCAAGCCCGCTCTGCGTGATTTCGTTGTCGCCGCCCGAAAAATCGGATGAAAAATCGCGTATCAGCGTTTTTGCATTGATGCCGCTTGAGTTGGTCACTGCCTTATAGCTATGCAGGTCGACATTGTCATTTTTGACATAGCCGTATATGCCGGTGTATGCGCTATCCATGTCGATATCGCACTTTAACTCCGTCATGTTGCGGCCGTATGCAATTCTGACTCCGCGGTCTTTGCCGCGCGCTTTGTGCAGTTTTATTGTGTAATTGTCAAACTCGTACTCGCCGCCGTAGACATCAAGCACAGAGCCGGACACTCCGCCGAGCGCGGCGCGCGCCGAAACATTGGTCAGCGCGATTGACGACGACAATGTGATGTCGGTCGTCGTCACGGAAAAGCCTGTGTCCTTGCCGAGCTGATTCTTCGCGGCGGTCAATATGGCGTTGATAGCGACCTGCGCGTTGCCGGATGCCGAAACCGTCGGCACCGGATATCCGGAAAGCGCATAACTGATGTGCTCGCAGCTTACGGTAAACATGCCATTGATAGGCTTTGACACCTTGCGGATGTGAAAAAACTGATTTGCGGCGGTCGCGTTTGGCTTTGCCTTGACATATCGGTCGATGACAAGGTCGGCGGCGTATCGCCCGAGCATCGGATACTGAAATTCCAGCTCGAAAACGCCGTTGCGCTCCTCCGTACACTGGCAGTCACTCGCCTCGGCAAGCCAGCCGATTTTGGTTTTTGCGTCCGGCTTATAAAGTATCGGTATCATAAGCGCCTCCAGTGCGGCACGATCTCGACCTTTGTTACGGTTCCGCCGCTCCAACTAACGGAATTTTCTCCGGGCGACAGCACCGGAAAGCTGTCAAAGTTGGCTCTGTCCGACTTTCCGGTCGCGCCGGTATAGACCAGCTGCAGACTGCTGTCGCACTCGATATAGCTGCCGATGTTTAAAAACCGAAAAGATTTTCCGCCAATAGAAAGCGTGATGTTTCCGCTGCCGTATATCTTGATATATGGCAGTGCGGAATAAGCCGTCGGATTGGTGATTTTTCCTGCCGCCGTCAGCGTCGTTTTAGTGTCGCCGGAAGTCAGGAAGCGGAACGGCTTGCAGCTGAATACCAGCTTTGCCGTGCCGAAGTTCCGGATTTGCTCGTCCCAGTCTTGCCCGCTCGTGCAGACCGCCATGCGGTAACTGCTCGCATCGGAGCTGTCCGCCAGTTTGGCATATGCCGCACTGCCGAAAAGCCAGTCTGCGACAGCGTCACGGTTTGCCGCGATGTCTTTGCAGCCGACGGTGTAGGTGATTTCGACATTTTCAAGATCATCTATGCTCGAGTCAATTATCAAAAGCCCGGCGCGGCCGGGAATCTTTTGCAGATCATACGGTCGCGCCGGTGTTTTGTTGATTGTTGCCCCCTGCACTACAAGCCCTAAATCGCTTGATTTTTTGGAATTGAATGTGAAAGTTTTAGGCATATGCCCGCTCCTTTCTGCGCATCTCATCGTAGATTTCCTCGGCGATGCGCGAAGCGAGAGCCCTCACGTCGCCCCCGCCGTCTGCGGCGTTTATGGTGACATTAAAGTTATAGACCTTATTGCCGCCGCTGACTGCCGCCTGCGCTCGGCGCGCCGTGAAATTCCCGGTTGCGTTGATGTCGACATCCATCGGTATGGAGTCGGTCATCCTCTTTGCGACATCGCGCATCGTGGTTTCAAATCCGACACCAACGCCGAGAGCCATGTTTTTACCGATCTGGTCGCGGAAAACGGTCGACGGTGAGTGTATGCCGAGCACCGATTTCATCGCTTCCGTGACGGCAGAGCCGAGAGACTTGATTTTTCGGATAAGCCAGTCTTTCATGTTCTTGATACCGTTCCACAGACCCTCGAGGAGATTTTTGCCGAGTCCGGCAAAAACGGTTGACGGCGAGTGTATGCCGAAAAAGTTTTTGAAGCCTTCAAGCATTGCTTTGCAGACCTTGACAATTGCGTCCACGACAAGACCTTTGTTGTCCCACAAGCCTTTGACGATGCCGCCGATCAGCTGAAATGCAGCCGGAACAAGACGCGGAGCATTTGCGATAAGCCCGGTCGATATTTCTATCACCAGTCTGACCGCCGAGTTGAGAATTTTAGAAAGATTACCATCCTGTAGCAGTGCATTGACAAGCGAGTCGACGAGCGTAAACGCCGCGTCTATCACTTTGTCGATGTTATCCGCAAGCGCGCCGGCGAGCACGACAATAAGCGTGACCGCCGCCTGCATGATAGGATCTAAATTCGCGACGATTCCGTCGACCAGAGTAAAGACGACGTCAACCGCGCCGGAGAGTATCGGCGCGAGGTTGGAGACAAGACCGTCGAGCAGAGAGTTGACCATCTGCGCGCCTGCGTTAAGCAGTGACGGCGTTTGCTCTAAAATCGCATTGGTAACATTCTGCACGACCGGAGCGGCGTTTCTAACGACCGCCTTAACCGAGTTTAAAAGATTCATAATCATCGGTTTGAGGTCGGCTTCGCTGTTGCCGAGGTTTTCTTTCAACGTTTGAAGCGCCGACTTCGTCATGCCGATAGATCCGGTCAGTGTGCTTTCCGCTTCACGCGCAAAATTGCCTGCATACTGCTCCGTTTTTTCAAAAAACATCTGCATCGCAAGCTCGGCTTTTTCGGCGTTCGACGCCTTATTCCAGACAAAGTTGATTCCCTTTCCGGCGGCGTAAGCTTCGAGCGTCGTCGCATTCATCGCGACGCCGAGGTTGTCCATCATTGTAAAGTTGCCCTTGGCCGCGCCTGCGATAGACTCAAGCGCCTGCGATGTGTCGATACCCATGACGGACGCGACATCGGTCGCGCGCTGCATAGCCTTTGTGGTCAGCTCAAGGCTTCTCTGCTGCGACAAGCCTGAGCCCTGGAACAGCGAGCCCATTTTGTTCGCCGTCGCGAGGTATTCGCTCTGTGCGACGCCCATGTCTTTATAGGCACTTTTACTCTTTTCAACGACTGCATCGACATGACTGCCGAAAACAGCCTCCGCACCACCGAGGTTCTGCTCAAGCTCGCCGAAGCCTGCGACTGATTCCTTGACAAAATCAAAAACCCCTTTAGCGATACTCTTACAGGCCGAGGCAACACTTTTCAGACCGCCAACGATAACATCACTTATGACATGAGCCTTGATAAGGTCGCCGAACTTGATGCTTTTCTTTCCGGCTTCTTCGAGGCTGTCTCCGGCTTCGTTGGTGCTCCGTTTGAAAATGCTCAGTTTTTCTTTGACCTCGGACAGCTTATCTTTCAACTTTCCAAAGACATTGATTTTGCCCTTAAACTTGTCGATTTTGTCGCGGACATTGTTAATCCCATCGGCCATTTTTTCGAGTGTGGTTTTTGGACCCGATTCTTTTTCGAGCTTGTCCCACTCATTGCCCATGTCGTTGACGTCTTTTGTCAACTTAGCCAAGTCCGCCTGCGCGTAGTTAAGTTGAATTTCCCACTCGCGCACGGCGTCGGAATTTTCGCCAAAATGTTTGGTGGCGTTTGCTAAAGCGTCTTTAATCAACTCTACTTTGGCTCTTTGCTCTGCCATAGTGCGGTTCAGAGTCGAGTACTGCGATGTGCAATATCCGAGCTGATCTTTGTTCTGCGCGAACTCTTGCGTGTTCTTCTTCGCCTCGGAGCGCAACAGCCGCATGCTGTTATTGATGTCTTTTATTGCTTTTTTGAAATCGGCTTCGCCGTCGCATACAATCTTCGGGCCTATGCGGAAGTTTTTACTACTCATCATCCACCACCTCCTCTTTGACTAATCCATGCCATATGCGATAATTTTCATACAGGCTCGTGACTTGCCGCAAAGTCAGCCGCCAAGCCTGCGCAAAAGGAAAGCCGAGTAATACCGTCGCTCTGAAAATCCAGAGATCAACATCGACGATTACTCGGCCTGGCTGTTTTTTGTTTCTTCGAGTCCTGCCGCTTCTGCCACGGCATCGACGGCGGCGTTCAGCTCATCGTCCTCCGGCAGCTCCTCGGCGGTCGGAAGCGACACGCCGAAGGTCTGCATCAGCACGTCGGTGTACTCGCTGATGTTTCCTATGTCGATTTTTCTGCCGATATAGCTCTCGGTGACATGCTCGAGCTTGACATCGTGGTCGTCGTTGTAAGCATCGACCGCGTCGTTGATAAGCACGGCAAGGATCCACTTAAGTTGTTTAACCTCACTCGACGCTTCAAAGACATTCTCAAGCTCGCCGTATCTTTCCTGCAGTTGCTCGATGCAGTTAAGCGTCAGGGCAACGTCATATGTCTTTCCGCCGATAGTCAGCGGAACCCGTCTTTCTTTTGTTTCGCAAATAATAGCGTTCATAAATAGACGCGCGGGCGAGTTTCCCCGCCCGCTCCTCCTTTTTGGTTTATGTGTCGGAGACCGTGATTCCGAACTTGGTTTTAAGCGCGGCAATCGCCTCGGCAGCTGTGGTGTAATAGGTCTTGGTGCGCCACGCTCCGGACTTGTCCGCTATTGCCTTGCCCTCGAGCGACGAGGTATTAAAGGCGATGTTGTCGCCTTTGGTGGTGTGTGTCTCACTCGGAAGCGAGAATTTGACCTTGTGGACAACATAAGTCAGATACTTTCTCACGCCGTCCACGACCTCGACGGAAACAAAGCCATATCCGCCATATACCGGCGCGTCGCTCGCTTTTGAGGTCAGCACGGTAGGCTTCGGCGTGCCCGTGCCGGTGCCCTCGGTCTTCGTCTCGCCGAACATACTCACAAAAACCTCAACCGGGATAGTTGACGTCTCAAGCGTGATGTCGGCATCTTTAAATTCTGTTTCATACTCCGCCAGCGCGTCGTCGGCATAGAGAGAGCCTTCGACCTTGTTCGGCTTGACTTCGGTCTTGACCATCTTGCCGACAAAAGCACCGTTTTCGTAGGTTATCGCCGAGTCGGTTTCCGACTTAATCGGCGCGAAAACAGGCAGAGATGCTTTAAACTGTGCCATTTTTTAATCGTCCTCCTCGTCATTGACTACGCCCTCAATCTCGGCATCAACCGCGATTTGGACATAGTTCTTTTCTTCATCGTACAACTCCGCAGTCGACGTGACCGTAAAGCCCGCCGCGCGGAGCCGTTTTCTGATTTGCTTTTTGTATTTCTGCGGATTGTTCCGCGTCCACAGCGACACGCGCACATATGTGCCGTCATATATCGGCTCATCGTCCGCCCAAAACTCCGGCCGCTCGTCGAGATAGGAAAAAGTGATATATTCCTCGTCGTCACCGGAATAAAAATTCGGATAGATTTTCATTCCCATGTCGCCGAGTGCGGACATTATCAGCTGATTCACATTCATCCTTCAACCCCCGATTCACGCCGAAACACTTCCGCCATTGCCGACTCGCATTCCGCGCGGCAGTCATTCACTGCCTTGGTCAGCAGCGGCGTCGGTGCTTGGTTCTTTGTACCGTATTCCAAGTGCGCCAAAATTTCCATATTGCGGACAGGTGTCTTTCGCTTTTTAACCTTGCCGTGCTTGTCGATGTATTTTTTAGATATTCCGGTCGGTCTGACTGTCGCGAGATATGTTCCGTTCTTGGCTTTCTTCGCGCGTGTGCGCTTGACGCTGTTGACCATCGTGCCAGTTCGCCGATGTCCGGCAAGTGCCGATTTTATGTTTTTCTCTAAAATCGGAGTTGCCGCGTCAATCATCTGCGGAGCGTATTTCTCAACTTCCGACAGCTTACCGAGACTTCGCAAAAAAGCCGGATCTATTTCAAAATCAAACTTTCCCATTCAGTCCACCTTCATGTCGGAGCAGTGCAGCTCCGTCAGACCGTCGAGACGGTCATAGACGCGCGTTATCTGCAGTTTTGTTTCGCCGTCGTAGACAAATTTGCTACGGCGGTCAAAAGACCGCGAACGCACGACATAGACCCGCTCGACCTTCATTCCGGCTTGCGCCGCCTCATAAAACTCGCTTGACTTTGACGACTCCGCATGCGCCCACAGCGGCAGGCGCCGCTCGGTGTTTTTCTCGTAACCGTCGGCGTCCTGCTCGCTCTTGTCGATATAGGCGACCTCAATTCTGTTTTTCAGATACATCGGCTCCTGCCTCCGTTCTAAGTTGCAGTGCAAAGCTGTTAAAAAGCTTCTCGGTGTTTGCCGACACCGTGCGGTTCAGCTCGCCGCCGTCGTACATATCACGCACGGCGACGAGCACAAGAAACTGTGCGCGCGGATCGTTAAGGTCACAGTCGTTGCCGACAGCAGCCGAGAGGAATTTCTCGGCCGCGTCGATAAAGCCTTTTATCATTGCATTGTCGACATCGTCATCGACACGCAGGAAGCGTTTAGCCTCCGCCAGTGATACGGCCATTGTTTACACCGCCTCAGCCGTTCTGCTTGCCGGACTGCAGGACAGCAATCTTCTGATTGTTCTCGACCTTGGAGTCTGCCTCGAGCCAGCCAACAACGCCCTTTGCGTTCTTGTCGGCATACTTCTCGTTAAGCACCTGCAGCTCGAGCTGTTTTGCGATTTTAAGCGCCATGCCCGAAAAATCACCGTAGAGGACGGGGAAGCCCTCCTGCTTGGTTGCCTCGTCCATCGCGTCGGAGATATAGACCGGAGAGCCGAGAATCTTCCAGCCGAATCCGGTCTCGATATCCTTCATCAGATACTCGTTCTGCGAGTTTTTGGTCTTGCGGAGCGCGGTAAAGGTCTTGTTGCTCATAATCCACATCGCATTGGACTGGTAGATCTGCGGTATCATCGCCTGCATCTCTATCAGGACATCAAAGGTGATGCCCGCCAGCGTGTAAGTGGTCAGAGTCATCTTGTTGGTGGTCGATACTGCGCCGGTCATCTTACCGCTCGTGCCGTGGATAAGCTCGCGCTCAAGCTTGACGCGGAAAGCCTCGGTCATAAGCTCTTCAACTTTGCTGACAATGTTGATATCAGTGTTGTTGATAAGCTTATTCGATATCACGGTCAGCGCGCCGAGGACATAACCGGACAGGTCCACACTTGTAAACTTGCCCTGACCTGCGGTCAGTGCGGTGAACTCGTCACCCTGATAGGCAGCGGCGATATCACCGGTCGGAGAATCGGCAGAGGCGTCGGTACCGTAGACAGGTATGGACAGAGCGCCCTTGGTGTAGTACTTTGTGGCTTTTTCAATAATCGGCGATACGTTGACTATATCGGTGATTATTTTGTTCGCGATGGTCTTGGGGATGATAGCTCCGTTCGAGCCCTGCGACATTCCCGCCGAGGCCGCCTTTCTCAGATATTCGACGAAGCTCTTCTCTTCGCTGAGATCTGCACCGCCGTTGTCGCCGTGCTCCTCGGGGTCAAGCTCGTCCTGCTCCGCCTCAAAAAGGCGCTTCTCGGTCTCATACTCGCCCTTGAGGTTGTCGACCTCGTCGAGGCAAGCCTTGACAAGGTCAACCTCGCCCGCTTCATTGTGCTGCCTTGCCTCTTCGGTTTTGGACTTGATTTTGGCAAGCAGATCTCTCATTTTCTTATTCATCGTTCGATTCCTCCGTGTAGATAAAATTTTCACGGATGCGTATGGCATCCGTGTAGTCTGTGGACTTTTCTTTTTCTTCGGGCGGTTCCTTGCCCTCGAACTCTTTGGTCACGCCCGCCGCGCGCTGTGCGGGAACCGCGACAAAAGAAACCTCATAAGCGTCGACCGCGCCGACAAGCTTATAAAAGCAAAGCGCGCCGTCGTACCGTTTGCCGCGATAGTGCTCGCACAGTCTGGCGTCGCCGCCGCAGATAGAGCACTGCGCAGATTTGACGCTGCACCCGACGCTGCACTCCTTTTTGATGCCGCCCTCGATTTCGGCGATGAGCTGCCCGCTCGTTGCCTTAATGCAATAGCAGTGTAAGACAAGCTGTTTATACTCTTCGCCGGTCTTGGTGGTCTCGCCGGGACTGGTGATAACCTCCGCGTCAAAAATCCGTGCGCACTGATTTGTGCTCTGCGGATTATGATCGCTTATAACGGTCTTGCCTTTGTACAGCTCGGCAAGCTGCTCAAGCGTCTCGCCGGAAAATGCCTCATAGTCACGGTCAATCTCGTTGTCGCAAGCGACCATCTTAAAGGCAAAAACCTCTTCGGCGGTCAGCTCTTTCAGCGTGCAGGCGTTGATTTTCGCCATTTTGTCATCGTCAAGATCGAGGCTCTTGACAATGGCGCATTTGTCAATTTTCATCTTTTTCACCTCCTTTGGCGTACTGTATTCCGGCTTGCGTCAGCGGCAGCATGGATCCGTTACAAATCAGCTGGTCGCCGCCCGGACGCTCGCCTTTATCCAAGTAGGCACGCGCCTCATTTGGTGTGTAAATGGCGTTTTGTACTGCAGTTGCCATCGCCTCGAGCTGTGTCTTAAAGTCCGCGCGGAGAATGACCGCCGCGTTGAATTTTGCAAAATACCCGTTTGCGATATCTTCGTCGCTCAGAAGCTTGTAGGTGACCTCGTCCTCGTACTGCTTCAAGATGTACAAAAGCGTGTCAATATAAAAAGCAAGCTGCTGCTGCTCTGCGGCGGCGTAGCTTGCTTTTTCGTAGTCGTTAATCTGATTCGGTTTGATTCCAAAGGCGGCGGCGATCTGCAGCGCCGAGTATTTTTTCAGCTCGATAAACTGGTTGTCCGCGAGCTTCATGTTCAGCGGCTGGATTGTCGAGCCTGCCGGAATCGGCACGAGGTTTTTGACCGTGTCGACCTTCCCGGTGATATACTCTTCAATCTTCGTGGTGTATCGCTTCTCAAGTTCGTCATTCAGGTTGCCGGTATACTGTAGGACGGCTTTCGCAGTAAAGCCATTCTTATACATCTCGTTCAGCATCTTCTGCCCGCGCATGTTCCCGCCGAGCGTGGTACTCAGCTGGTCTCGGACACTTAGGCCGGCGACACCGTCAAAGGAAACGGACGTGCGGAAATGCATAATGCTGTCGTGCGGAATCCGGACGGTCTCGCCGCTTTTCGGGTTGTGAAAAAGATACCAGATCGCTCCTTTTTTTCTGTTCCAGATTCCTTTATCGTCGCAGTATATCTCCACGCTCTCCGGCGGCAGGCACCACAGGTTTGTGTTTTTGCCCGCTCCCGTTATCCACACATACGCGTTGCCGTAGTGGTTTCGGTTGATTTCGACCGTCGACCAAAAGTGTGTCGCGGTCATATACGGATTCGGACGGATTGCGAGCAGACGGTAAAGCTCGTGCTTCTTCGCCGTCTCGATTCCGCCGCCGGATGTCGTGCGCATGATTTTAAACGGCATCTTTCCGATAGCTTCTGACAGGATCTTTATACAGGCAAAATATGTCGCCTCGCCCAGAGCCTCGCCGTCGTCGCTTATGCCGAGAAAATCAAGCAGCGCCTGCCGCTCGACCGTCTGCTGATCGCTTGCACTTTTTTTCTTAAACAATGGCATCAAGCCCACCCCATTTTCTTCAAATAATCTTCGACCACCGTTTCATAGTCCGGCGTCTCTTCTTTGCTGGATTTTCGATACGCGACATGCGCGTCGATAATAGCGTCGACGACATCGATGCGCGCGTGCCGTGCGTTTACTTCCTTGTCGACTTTGATTTCGCCGAAAGAGTTCTTCGTCTTTTTCGCGTTGACAATAGACCACGACATCAGCGCGTTCCGCTGGTCGTAAAGCACATTTCCGGCTTTGACCTCAAGCGCAAAGTCAACCGTCGTGTCCGAAAGAAAACGCGCCGACTGCTTAACTTCAAGCAACGGCGCGCCGAGCGTATCAAGTTCTTCCAAAAATGCATCCGCGTTGTGCGGGTCATATCCGATGCATGCGATGTTGATTTCAAACTTTTCCTGCAGTTCTTTCAGATCCGCTACGATTTGCAGATAGTCGTTTTTCAGACCGCCGACCGCTTCGGACGGCGTAAGCAAGCCGGACTTAGCCCACACATCATACGGCGCGGTGTCCGTGATGATATGTTCTTCAAGTCGCTTGGCCGGAATGTAGGAATGTGACCAGACATATATCTTGCCGTCGTCAAGCGGAAAGAGCAGCGCAAGTGAGGTCAGATCTCCGCCGCTTGAGAGGTCGAGCCCGGCGAAGCACTTGCGGCCGCGCATATTTTCAATCGTCATTTCCGTCCGACCGAGCTTCCACTCGTTCGGTGTGATATACTGCGTGTCGCCATACTCATACCACAGGTTTTGGCGCTTGGTCATATAGTCGGACATTTCAAAGCCGCCCATCTGCTTCGCCGTCTGCGCATCGCGGCGGAGCTGTTCGAGCGCGCTCGGTACTGTCACGAGGTGCGGATTTGCTTTATACCACACGCTCTCGTCAAAAGGGTCGTCCTCTTTATCCAGTGTGTAAATGTCAACAAAAAAGTCGTCGGCTTCCGCCGTGCCGGCAAGTATCTGCAGGCAATAATCGTCCATCTCGCGGCAGAAGCTGTTCAAGCTTTTTCCGCGCGTGGTTATCATCGATATCAAAGCTTCGTCAAGCGAGGCTTGACCATTGTACAAAGCTTTGTAAATTCCGTTATCTTTGTGCTGATGAATTTCGTCGACCGAGCAGAAGATCGCGCGGAAACCATCGTCAAGCCCGCTCTCTCTCGACAGCGCTTCAATCGTGCATCCGGTGCGTTTGGCAATGATAAGACTCTTATAATCCTTGACGTCAAACAGCGCCTGCAGGTCTTTGTCGACCGTTATAAATTTCTGGATTTCTTCCCATGCGATTCTCGCCTGCCGCTTTTTCGTCGCCGCTGTGAAAAGCTTGCCGAAATTATATCCGCCCCAGTTTGCGATGTACGACCCGGTGATTCCGTTTTCAAATGTCTTGCCGTTCTGTCTCGCGACGGATTTATATTTTCGGCGGATGCGTCGGAAACCCGTCTCGGCATGCACCCACCCAAACGGTACGCCGAGATCGAAGCACTGGAAGTCGTGCAGTCGAACCGGACGCGGCTGCGCGCCCTCGGCTATAGTCAGCATTTCAGCATATCGCAGTATCTTCTCGGACTTCTCCGGACACCACACAAACGGAAATTCTTTCGTGCCCTGCTTAGCGATCTCGTTCAGGTGCCGTTCGCACGCCATACGGTGCGTCAGGCAGGACGGCTCCTGCCCGGAGACCACCCGCTCAGCGTGCAAAGTAGCTCTATCCTGCACTCTCATCACCGCGCTCATCCGCGTCGAAAAGGTCGAATTTGTTCGCCGGCTCTTTCGGCTTTCGCGGAATAATAAGCTTGCATCTGCTTGATACGGTCATGCCAAAGTCGGCCGCAAACTGCTGGCAAATTTTGAGGTATTTTGCCTGCAAATTCAGCGTTTTTTCGTACTGCTCAAACGGCATTTCTTTCTTCAACCGCTTGCGGATTTTCTGCAGAGTTTCCTCGGCGATTATGTAACGTCCGAGCGACTCGGCATCGATATCAGCGTACAATCCGATGTCGGCGAGCTGCCGGGCGATATAATTGAATCTATTTTTTTGTTTCTTCGAGAGACAATCCGGCGGTTCGATTTTTGTGAACGGCGCGGTCACTTCTGCTGCTCGTCTCTCTTCAATTTCGTTCTTCCCGAGGTGCGATTTTCCGTTCATCACGAGAAGGTCTATCGGCTGTCTTGGCCGCCCTGCCATGCTCTCACTCCTTTGATTTTCATTTTCGGCGTTTTTGCTGCGAAGAGGTAGGTCGGCGACGAGTTACCGCAAAAGCGTCAAACTTTTTTCACACCCCCGTGGGGCAGGGACACGCCCGCTCGGTCTGCTTTGTTGTGACATGCCTTGCACAGCGAGATGCAGTTGGACGGATCAAAGCGCTTGTTCCAGTCCTGCTTAACGCGGACGATGTGATGCACATCCGAAGCCACTGACAAGCGACCGTTAGCCGCGCAGTTAACACACAGATAGTGGTCTCGTGCGAGTATGCCTTGGCGGAATCTCCGCCACTGGCGCGAGTTGTAAAAGGCTTCCGCCTTGGCATCCATCTCTTCGCTGTCGTCAATCTTGAGCTCTTCTCTTGTTGCTTTCCTCTCCGGCTTACATTCGGCGCAGTACGTCTCGCCGAGCGGTATGACTGCGCCGCACTTGGCGCAGAGCTTATAAAACATCCTGCTCCTCCTTTGCAGTTGACTGCAAAGCGCACCCCCGAAGGAGTGCGCCCGCGTCTGTCCCTTGCCGGACTCGGACCGGCGTCCCGAAATGTCATACGATCGGGCTCTTGCCTGTTGAGTTAAAAGGACATAAAAGGCGCACCTCCCGGCTCACAGAGAGGTGCGTCAAATGAAGGTGTCGCAGCGCGCGGAGTCAAACCGCGCCTTCGGGGTGTATCAGCCCCGAAGATAACCGTATGCCACCATATATGCCGCCCGAGCTGCGTCTTGTCGTCAGCCATCGTTTTACCGTCCGCAAACTTGTGCGCCCGATTCGTCCCGGAACGCCCGATGCTTAACTTCTCGCGCTTCCTCGCCCTCTTGGCGGCAGAAACTAAATGCGTGAGAGTTTTGAACCTATGAGGCTTTGAGTCGAACAAAGCCCCTTGAGGAATCGAACCTCGCCTACTCTCTGGACAGCCGCTGCCCATGTGCTTTTGTATAAAAGCCCTGCTATTAAAACCCGCCGCAGGGCGAGGCGGGAAGAAAGGAGAAAAGAATTATGTGGAACTCTGTTTCAGCCGTTCGGCGATCCGGTTTTGAGCAACGCGATAATATCGCTCATCTTTCTCAAACCCGGTGTAATGCCGTCCGGTGTTGATGCAGGCGATAGCGGTTGTCCCGCTCCCCATGCAATTGTCAAGCACAGTGTCGCCTGCGTTAGTGTATGTGCGGATGAGATATTCAAACAGCGCGGCCGGCTTTTGCGTCGGGTGCAAGCCCCGCTCGCAGTTGATTTGTAGCAGATTCCGAGGATATCCGGTCACATATCGCAGCGAATCTTTGCCGAGGGTGCTGTCTTTGTAAATGCCATCCGTTTCGCGCTTGCCTTTTACGGCTATAGGCCTCTCAAGGTGCTTGATGCCTTGCGGATTGTATGTCGGCGCTTTTTTGTAAAAAACACAAACATCCTCGATGCAGCGCATCGGCTGATATTTTGCAAAGGTAAACCCGGTCGGCATGTTCTTCTGCCAGTACCAGCAATAGCGGAAAAATCGGCGGCAGCTGTTAATGACGTCGGTTGTAAACGGCTGTGCGGCCGTAAGCACCACAGCACCGCTGTCTTTTAGTATCCGCCAATACTGCGACCACAAAAGGCCAAAGTCCAGCGCGTTATCCCACGCGCAGTCCGTCATGCCGTATGGCAGATCGCAAAGAATCATGTCAATGCTGTTGTCAGGATAGATTTTCATCCCGGCGAGACCGTCGCCGAGAAATATCTTGTCTAAGTACTCCAAGTTACACTTCCTCCAGTGATTCAAAAAATCCGGAATTCCGCGCTTTTCGCTTATCAGAGTACTCTATACTACCCATTATAGGCGCAAGTTGGTCCCCTTTGTGCACTCTTTTATTTTTGCTCGTGGTCGAGGATGCAAAAGAATTTGTGGCGGAGATTATAAAACTGCCTGCGCCCGCTCGGCACCGGCATATATTCATACGGCGTCCCTTGCGTGACATTTTTGAGCAGCGGCGTTATCAGTCCGACATCAGAGCCGCAGGCAAGCTTCACACACCGCTCAATTAGCGCGACATCTTTCTTTTCCCGCTCCCGGCTTTCTGCCCTTTTTGCCGTCGGATCAGAGCAGCCCGAAGCGGACGGCATCCCGGATGGAGCCGCCGCCGATAAAGCATATGTATCTTTTGCCCGCTCCTTTTTTCTCGGATACTGCAGGCAGAAATATTTCAGCTCCCGATACCGCTCGCGGGGAATGTCATATTTTTTCGGCAAATCCTTATCTCTCGGCATTGTTTGCATCCTCCATTTTTGCGCCTTTGCCGTGTTTAACCGCTTGTACATCAGCGGCGGGAGCCGACCTTATGCAAAGGTCTACGATAATATCGACTGCCTCGCGGCGGATATTTCTTTCATAAGTTCCATAACCGCCGTTATACCAAGGAGACTTTTTAAGTTCTTTTATTTCTGCCAAAAGCAAATCACGCTCGATATAATCACTCATTTTGTTTTTCCTCCTCTTCGTCGCGAAACTTGACACATTTACAAGGCTTTAAAAAGCTGACATCCGTCAGCAGTTTTTCCTTTTTCTCGGTCGATTCGGCGGCTCGTCCTCGGGCTCTTTTATGTATTTGAAGCACATATAACCGAATCTGTTTTGTATGCACTCGACAAGGCGATAGCCCTTCGGCGCGATTGGCGGGCTGTCCGGGCTGTAGCTCCGGAGCGCGACCTTTGCGTCCTCGCTTTCCGGCTGCCGCATGTTGCGGGTTGATAAATATCTATGTTTAGTGCCCTGTTCGGGCGTCCAATGGTCGAATAAGTAATTGGCAAGACCGGTGTAATCACAACCGTGGTCTATACCGTTATAATAGTTGTGCTTGCGCAGGTGCTCTATCTGCACGATATCGCCGTAGATCCACTGCGCTTTTATGACCTCTTCCGGCACGCCGTCTGAGACCATGTGGAAATGTATTCTTTTTGTGTTTCTGCCGCGTCCCATGTAAAGATTGATTTTTGCGTCAGGACACGCGTATTGTAGTCTGCGTTTATATAAGGTACGCAACCGGCGCGCCTCGCCCCAGTCGTGCACTTCGTGGTCATTGTCAAATGTAAGAGTCGAATATAGGGAAGTCGGCGAAAAGTTCTCGTTGAACACTCGCGCGTGCTTCCGTCTCGCGATCATTAAATTGTGACGCTCACGCTCCTCGTCCGTGCGGAGCACCGGCTTGTACTGCGCTTTTGCGACATTGGCGGTGCGGTCAGAAACCGTGTAGACTTCCTGCTCGCAAACCGCGCCAGAAAATATTCGTTTCTTGACTCGCACCGCTTTTCACATCCTCATTTCAAATTTTCGTATTTTACCGAACTCATCGACGAAAGCTCGTCGAGATATCCGACAATGTTCTCCGTCAGCACCCGCGTTGTGCTGATTGGGATAATCGCCATCACAAAGAATCCGGCTTTCGCCGCAAAGAACGCGCCGGCCGCGGTCTGACGGTAGTACAGCTCAAACTCGTCCACATCAAGCGGCTCGAGATATTTTGACTCGACAAACTCTATTCCGGCCGAAGTCTTATATGGTATATAGTCGTAAGAGCCTATCCGCAGAGATATCGGCAGAGGATTGCAGCACTCTTCTCCGTCAAATTCGTCTTTGACCATCTTCAAAAACGCTTCCGGCGGCTCGGCGGTGTATCGCTGCATGATTTTGTCCGCCTGTGTCGGTGTGATATCGAAAGATGTCATAAGCGAATCGATTGAAAACACCGGGCAGTCGTTAAGGTAATAGGCGGCGAGACCGTCGCCGAGCATCTGCGTTGTCATATCGTACAGCGAGATGTGCTTATTCGCCTTGCACAGACTTATTATTTTTTTGATTTTCATAAAAAGTTCCTTTCTGCTTTACAAAATTTGATATCTGCTTAAATCGATGTCATCCGCCCGCGTGTTCCAATCCTTTTTTGCCTCCTCGCGCTCGTCAACGCCCGTCAAAAGTCCACCGGCAGAATTGATTTGAAGCTCGAGCTTATAATTTTTCGGGGTGGAAGCTCCGCATTTTTGACACTTGATGCAGAACTCCCAGCCTCTAATCGCGCCTCTCGCGACGGTCGCTATTGTCACATAGCTTGCCGGTGCTCCGCAAAACGGGCACCTTCGCAATGGCTCTCTGGGCGACTCTAAATCAAACATCGTAAGCACCTCCGTTTTTCGAGGTAAAAGGGTTCGTTAGCCATTGTTATTCCTCCATTGGCTCGTTCCAGCAGTTCTTACAAGCTCCCGTGTAATAGCAGTTCTTGAACGGCGGGCGTATTTCACCGTAGATTATTTTTCTGCATACAACTGGACTTCCGTCCGAATAGCTCTGCGCTTTCGGAAACTTCTCGAAAAAGTCCTGTGCGTATGTTTTCTTCGGGTGTTCGTTGCTCCACTTTTGCAGATTTTCGATTGCCCTTTTAGCCTCTCCGGCGCAGATTTTTGAATATGTGAGTCCGCAAACCCCAAACATCGGGCATTGCTCTTCATTAGCCGCATTAGCCACGCACTCATCACGTGAGCCGCAAAGTCTTTTGAGTTCGTGTAAAAAGTTTATTGTCTTGTTACAATCCATTTTTAACGCTCCTTTACCATTATTTCTGTTCGCGGGTTTTCTTTGTCATTACTCCCGCAGAGCTGAAGCTCAACATTTGAAAAGCTGTCATCTTCAAATCAAGCATCGTAAGCACCTCCGTTGCAGGCGTATTCTTTCAGTGCGGCGGAGGCTTGTGCCATAACGCTCTCGATGCACGCGCTCGACACGACTTCGCCGTCGTTATGCGCCGGGCAGACCTGGCATGCGCCCTCTTTGCCGGATCCGCAAATCTCCGCCGCTTCTATAAGCTGTTCAAGCGTCAGGGTTTTCACAGTTTTCAACCTCCTTTGCCAGTCCGCATTTCAGCGGGCTGTTGTAACAAGGGTTCTTACAAGTGCCAATTTTCTGACACTGGAAACAGCAGTAATTCCCGTGACGGTGATCGCAGTTAAAATGTGTGCACATCAGGATTCCGGCTTTCTTTTTATTCATCGTCCGCTGCCTCCATTTCTTCATTCCAGCAAGCTTTACACGGTGCCGAACCCGCTCCGGAAACAGCGGAGTACTGGCAGCTTCCACCGTAGCAGTTGGCGCGGCACATCCTCGGCACACCTTCTTTATCCGGCTTTGCTTCCGGGAACTTCTCGAAAAAGTCCCGCGAAAAACCTA